GAGTGGCGCAGGCAGATAGAGCCGACTGATTATTCGAGGCAGGATATAGCTTTTTCTCATAGAGTGGGGGGCGGTTTTTAAGATGCCTTCTCTTGCTTCTCTTGAAAGCTTCTATGAAAAGCAGCAGGTCAACACGGTCCGCTACCTAGCAGACGTATTTTGCGGATATTCGGTGGGGGATTCTGAGTGCAAAACATGTCCGACTGTCCCGATATGTCCTCACAAAGCGAGTAAAAGACATAGGAGGAGATAAAATGGCCTTCAAAGAAGAACTGAGCCCAGCTGAAAAACTATTCGAGATGATTGATAAAGTTGTAATCGTGAAAGGTCGCTTATCAACTGATCCTACTATATGGGAGTTTCATCTCGGGGGGAAAGTTATAAAAATTGAAGCAAACGTCCTTGAAAACCCTAAAGCCTTTAGAAGTCAATATTTAAATGTTTTCGACAGACCAGCACCACTAATAAAAACAAATGCCTGGATCAACCTTTTAGACAATCTCGCCGATGAAGAGAACAACAAAGTAGAGTACCAGGAAGCTCTAGAAGAATCCAATAATGAATTTGTTGCCAGACAAATCTTCGAAATTGTGTGTGAAAGGGAAATATCAGACGACGCGGAAGAAGCATTATCGGGATTGTCGCTATATGAATATGAACTTAAAGAAGACGAGAACAAGAAAATATACTTTTGTTTACCTTCTCGGGTTTTAATTGACGTGATAATTGGAGGGTCCGGTTATAAAATAACTCCAAAAGATTTGTCACAGGCAATGACGGAATTGGGATTCAAAAAAGAAGGTACACAAAGGGTTTGGTATAACGGGGCTCAAAAAAGATCTTGGTGTTTCATTCCTGAAGCTGTATTGAAGGAGAAGGGGGAATGAAATGTTGGGTATTGACAGGACACCTATATACAGAATTTTTTTGAAAAAAGTCGTTTTTTGGTGTCCGGTGTCCGGTATATATATACCGATACCGTTTTTAACCGGACACCACCGGACACCGCGAAAACAAAAACGTTGTCGGTCAATAAAAAACCGGACACCACTAAAACTGAAATTTACTGTTTTTCTTCGATTTTGCTGTCCGGAGGTGTCCGGTTATGACTGAGAGAATCAAGGTATTCGGTGGTCCAGGGTGTGGCAAGACCTCAATCATCAAAGAATTCTATCAAAAGTATCTCTTTGAGGGGTATAAACCCGAAGACATAACCGTATTAAGCTTTAGGAAAACAGCAGCTAAAGATTTGATAGACGCCACAATTTCTTATGCGAAAGTGGAAGAAAAGGAATTAAGAAAGCATGTAGGTACTATTCATTCAATTTGTTATAGGCTGATAGGGTACCCTGAAACAATGGATAGTGAAGATTATAGAGCCTTTATAGACCTCAATAATTATGGAAAATATCTTAAAATAACTGGCAAAGGTAAAAATGATGCAGAAGAATCGGTGTACTCTGGTGATTTGTTTGACCTTTACACATGGCTTCGCAATACATGTACTCCATTTGAGAAGTGGAAAAAGTACCCGGGAATAAAAAACATAAAACTGCCTGCAAGTAAGGTGCCGGAATTCTTCCAGAAATATGAGGAATATAAGAAGCAGGTAGACAAAGTTGATTTTTCAGACATGCTACAGACCGTGATAGATGAACAAATCCAGCTTGATACACCTATCCTCATGGTTGACGAATTCCAGGACTTCACCGCTCAAATGTATAAGATATTCGAAATGTGGGTGCCTTATTGCGATTCGGTTTTAGTTGCGGCGGATCCTAACCAATCAATCTATGAATTTTGGGGCGGATGTCCTGATTATTATTACGATTTTGACGCAGTTGAAATAGTAAGGTCTGAGACTTTCAGGCTTAACGAACAGATGAAAAACTTCTCTCATAAAATCTTAAAGTATGCAGGTATGTCCGCGCCGGAAACACAGGCAAGAAAAGAGTATTCTAACAGTATATTCAGGGTACGTTATGATAGCAAGCTTCCTGTATATGAAGAAGAATTTCATTTAGTCAGATGTAATTATCAGGCTCATGCAATTGCTTTAAGTCTGGCTAAAGATGGTAAGGTTTTCGGTGGGCTGTGTGGCTGGAGTCCCGAGGAAATGGATGCGGCTAATGCAATTATCTTAATAAGACAAGGTAAAGCAATTTCTTTTGGTCAGATGAAAGCAATTATCAATCTGTTCCCTTTGAAGATGTTGGGGATTAAAGGAAGTAAAGCCGATTTCATAAGTAAATTGGAAAGGGAATATACACCAGAATTACAAACCGGGTCCGGAACACTGACCTCACGAATACTTGATATCCTCAATTCAGCGGATCCCACAAAGGGCATGGTTCGAGATGGTGTACTATTCAGAGCTAAGATAAACGGAGTTAAGAACCGCGAAGAGTTAATCACTTTAAAGGAAGTGAAAAACCGGGTAGTCCTGACAATTCATGGAGCAAAAGGACTTGAAGCCGAAGCTGTTTTTTTACATACTGCTATAACTCCGAGGATACAAAAAGCCTTGTTGATACCGGGGAAGGAGTCACAGGCAGAGGCGCGGGTGTGGTACGTGGGAGTTACAAGGCCTAAAAAAGTTCTCTATCTTGTGACTGACGCCGGGAAAAATTATACTCTTCCGGGGGTGCCATCATGCTAACAAGACAGCAAATTAAGGCACATTACCGGACCCCTGGGATCAGAGATACTATAATGAGGGTATCCACCGACGGCGAAAGTTACAGAGCTGGAAACTGGGATTTCGCAAACTGGTATAAATACCCAAATGGTAAGAAAATTAAATTGCGTCTCACCAACCGGATAGATTACACAAACATGATAATGAAATGCAGGACTTTGTACTGGACCCTAAATTATTTTGATCCTGGTATATTCAAAGTGGATTATACCGACATTCGAAGTGATGAAAGTCCGGTAATCAGCAGGCGCTACACAGTTGGGTATACTTTTGGCATTGATATTGATAGAGAACATGGAAAGGACATACACGACCCGGACGTAAAGAAGGCAGTTGAAGATATTGCTCAATATTTTTCTGATAGATTAAGAGAGTATCTCCCCAATTCGGTTTACTGCCTGTACTCAGGGGGCGGTATATACATAATGGTCCATCATAGAGTGTTTTCACCATACTATGAAAGGTTTCTATCAAACCCGGACCCAGATTTATCATGGGATAAAATGTTGTGTGTTCTAGTAGATGCTTTCGATTACCTCATCGAAGATATGAGAGATGAGTTTTTCAAACTTCATCCTGAGCACATAGGGAAAGTGAAGCCTGATCAATTGAATAACTCTCAAAGAGTATTCAAGACAATTTTCAGCGTGCATAAAAGCCTAGATTACGCCGTCATCCCACTCGATCCGGAGAATATTCATATCGACTTCGAAAAAGCAACCGTTCCGCTTAAACCTGAAGTAATCGAAGCTGGGGAAAAGTGGTATACCGACTACGACGACGGCGGTGATTTTTTAAATAAAATGCTTAAGCCATTCTTAGAAAAGGCATACAATAAAAGGGAGGCGTCTTACAAGTATAAAAGCGACTTTAAAGCCTCTTCAATTCCAATAGATGATATCAAGAAATGGCCTCCATGTATGAGAAACCTGTACAATTTACCTGCTTGTGGAGAAGGAGCAACCAGGGCATTATCAGCATTTGCTTCTTTCTTGGGGCAAATAGGGATTGAAGAGAATCAAGCACATGCGATGTTTGATGAGCTTGCGGATAGGTGGGGAGCAAGGAAAGAAAATATTTTCGATAATTACTTTAGGAAAATGAAAGTGCCCACATGTCGACGTTTAGTGTCCGACGACAACCGAGGATTCCCGAAAGGTGTGTCAATAAAACGGTTGGGCGTCTGTAAGCCTGACATAAGGTGTTTGGATTCACCGTCTCCTTACTACTATGTTGATAGAAAAGCAAAGCTCAAATGGTCAGTCACCCCACGTAAAAAAACAACAGACAAAACGAAGAAATTAAGGGTTAGTAAGGGCTCTGAAGAAGAGGCTGCAAGTATTCTTAAGGAGGAAGGGTTTTGAGTGCCCTTCCTTTATTTTCTCTTTTTCGTGAATAGGTGTGGAGTGTTAACGCATTGCATTTTTTAATCCTGTCTTAAAGTTACTTATTTTTTCAGTGTTGTTTTTATCTTAGATCATTAAATATTTAACCCAAGACCGATAAGTTTAAATACTTATAAAGCATATATAATATGTGGGGGGTGAAAACTCCAATAAATGGAAGTGATATTTTTGGAAAGTGAGGATTACACAGGCGAATTTGTAACCCTGGATACAAGTATTTGGTTGCCAGTGTTACAAGAGCGCGGAACTAATAAAGGCAAGAATCCTGTTGTTTCCCCTAATGGTACTATTTACATTGGGCGGGAATTTGCAGGTGTCGAAGTTAGAGCGTTTAGAAAAGTACAGAAAAAAGATTGAGTAAAAAGGTTGGTGTGAAAATGATTGGTGAAGAACGTATTGAAGAAATCCAAGATTACGTAACGAAGTCAACGTTGACTGAAGGTTTCGAAGATCCAATGTATGGTACTGTTCCTGATGTATATAAAAGATTGGTTACAGGTTATCTTATTATAAAAACTGATGATGGACGTGTAACATCTAGACCAGTATACCAGGGCAGTGATTACAGTGATGATGATGATATGTTTGAAGTCTTCACTTTTTTAAACTATGGTGAAGAGCTTCTTGGTATAGTACCTACAACAAAAACGACATTTGCTGTGTATGGTTGTCTTCCAGGAGACAATGTTAGCTTTGAGGATTATAAAGCAGGTAAATTTGATTTCGGTCCAGATAAATTTCTAGGTTTTGAATATGAAGGCATGGATCATCCTGATTGGATTCAGGTTTTAAAGCTAAAACTGATAGGTAGATTAGTTTGGAATGAAGAGTGCTTAGAAAGAAATTCTAGAAAGTAAAAAGATTAATTGTAAATATTCAATTTGTGGGAAAGTGACTACTCCTGTCACATTTTTTTACTAAACGAAAGAGGTTCATTTATGGAAATTAAGCCAATCGAAACGGTATACAATGGGTATAGGTTTAGAAGCCGATTAGAAGCTAGATGGGCTGTATTCTTTGATACTCTAGGGATTGAGTATGAGTATGAAAAAGAAGGGTATAAAATCAAAGACTTTTGTAGCAGTAAAACGTGGTATTACCTTCCAGATTTTTACCTTCCAGAAACAAAAACATGGGTAGAAGTAAAGGGTGATTTAGAAAATGTAACGGTGGATTATTGGGCAATGTTGGCAAACGCCGTAGATTATGGAGGGCAATTACCTGATATTGCAGATAGTTGGCAAACTGAAAGAGGAATTTTAATTTTATCTAATATTTGGATTCCAAGTGATAAGGATATTATTATAGAGTTCCCGTGTATCCAACATTATAAAGGAGTGTATATATCAAGCGTTGCGTTTTTTGATTCTGGATTAGAGTTTACACATAGTTATAATATGAATTTGGTAGACGCGGGGTGGGGCGCGGAATCTGCCGGAACCGAATTGAAACGACTTATTTCGCGTAATTTGCCAGATGGTATGTGGATCGATGCTTTCGGAGGTCAACAAAACAACCGTGTGAACATCGCTTTAAAAGCAGCGATGTCGGCAAGGTTTGAGCATGGCGAAAAACCTGATTTTATAACATGCGCTACACCAATTAAAAATAATACAATAAATTTGGATAAATCGTTGTTTAATTCCCCACAATCCTGGGAAAAAGATGTTTTTGGATGCACTTTAGATGAAGAATGGGATGATGATTATTTTACTACAGAAGAATTCAACGAAGAATGGGATAGAGTAATGGCGAGGGAAGACCGTCATGAAAAACGCCTCGAAGAAAAACTAAAACAGTATTCTTGGGTAAATAAACCGGATGGCATTCCAGACAGGCTATTTTGTACAATAATGGATGAAGCGTGTTCGTATAAATGGTGGCGGGGTGATGTTAACGAAAAAATAAAAGATGAATGGTGGAGCAAAATCATAGAAGCAAACCGTGATAACAAAGCGTTCTACGGAGAGAATTCGTTTTTATAGCATCAAAGGAAGGAAGCCCAAAACTCGGAAAAACAGAAAGGTACGAGCTCATACAGTCTAATAAAGTTTTAATTAAAAACCTAGAAAAACGGCTAAAGGCAAAGAGGTTTATCGTTAGAGAAGGAGATTACCAGAAACAGGGATATATCAGGCTACTTATCCAGGCTCTGAAGGTCCAGAACGAAATTCTAAAAGATACTGAAATAGATGAGCTCAAAAAAGAGATTGACGAAATGAAGGAACTGATCAAATGCAAGTCTCAGGTTTAAAAACAGAACTCGATAAAACCCTTGCGTATTCTCTCGAAATGTCCTCCCAGCGATATTACAGACCCCCGGCTTAACCTGAGGCTCTCTGTTGGACGTTCTGATCGGGTTTAATGTAATTAGTCCAGGGTGGTTCTATTTGTTGCTTGTAGGGGCTCACAATCAATCAGTTTTTTTTTCTCTTTTCTATGTTCGTTGACGGCTTTCATCCCCCACCCGTCGGTCTACGCCCTCCGAGGAAGGGGACTTCCCGCCTTAAAGTTCATATAGACTCTAAGAATAACTTTATATTCTTTGAATAACCTTATATTCATTTAAAACGAAATATAAAGAAAAATTTCGTAATATTTGCGCTAAATCCCTAATAAAACACAGGTTTAAACGATAGCGGAAACGCAATAAGATTAAAAACTTTGCTTTTCGAAAAGAAGAGGCAAGAATGCGAATAAACAATATAGTAAAATATGATCTGGAAACACTAGCAAGAACCCTGAAAGGTGAAGGTAAAACGCTTGAAGAGATTTCGAAAATATTAAGCGCTGAATCGAAAACGAAAATTAGTGTTTCGACTGTGTATCGTTATTTCGAAGCAAACGAAAAGGCAATGATTCAGGCAATCGAAAAAAGCGATAAGCTAAAAGCAAAAGTAGCCGATGCGGAAATTAACACAATAACAAAACGAATAGAAATTATAGATGAGTTTCTCACAATTGCAGAACAGGCCTTATCCTGTGGAGACTTCCGGGCGGCTGTGATGGCCTTACGTGGAGCTACAGAGGCTCAGGACTCCCTAGACGAGAGATTAGGCAAATTGAAGGCACCGACAAACACTAACAATATAAACATTCTAAACATGCAGGAGGCGGTTAGTAGTGCAAGGGAATTGCTCGCAAGCCGAATATCTGGCCTCTCTTCCCGAAGTGGAGAGGGAGGAGTTTTTGAGCAGCTTAACGGATGAACAGGCTTATGCACTCTTGCATGATTGGAACTTTTGGGCTAGGCCTGAACAGTTACCGCCGAAGCAGTGGGGAAAAGATGGCTGCTTTATCTGGAACTTACGTATGGGTAGAGGTGCAGGCAAAACTAGAACGGGCTCAGAGGTCTTTATATGGGCTGTTAGATATGGCGGTTATAAGTTCCCTAATCTTGCAGGTGCAACAGCTGAAGACGTGCGCGAAATAATGATAGAAGGCGAGTCTGGAATACTGGCCTGTGCTCCTGAAGACTTCAAACCGAGATTTATCCCGAGCTTGAAAAAATTGATCTGGCCTAATGGCGTGGAATCTCATATCTATTATGGTTCAGAACCGAATAAAGCTAGGGGTCCTCAGTCTGATTATTTATGGTGTGATGAGTTGGCTAAATGGCAGTTTGCAGAGGAAACCTTTGATAACCTTCTCATGGGCTTAAGGTTAGGTCCTAATCCTCTTTGTATGGTAACATCTACACCAAAACCTACACGCTTCTTAATGGATCTTGAGAAAAGGCAGGACAAACAAGGGCGGAATTGTACGGTAGTAACTCGAGGTAGGACACAAGACAATTATAAAAACCTCTCTCCTGTGTTCATTTCTACTATCATTTCTAAGTATGAGGGTACCCGGTTAGGCAGACAGGAGCTAGACGGGGAATTTTTGAATGATAATCCTGATGCACTCTGGAAGCGGTCCGATATTGACAACAACCGGGTAAAAGAAATTCCTCAGTTATTCTATGTTGTTGTTGGTGTGGACCCTGCCGCAACCTCTAAAGCTGGCTCAGATGATACAGGCATAATTGTAGCTGGCAAAGACGGAGCTGGCCAATATTATGTTTTAGGCGATTACACTTTACATGATACTCCTCAAGCCTGGGGAACCGCCGCAATAACAGCTTA